CTCTTGCTCTTTGATGATTTTGACAACAGTACTACCATCGTTAAGCAGACACCACTCCGCAAAGGCTTCTGTTTCCTCTGCCGTGTAGGTTAATCTCTTTAAAGCATCCCAAACTGACGGACACTTTATCCTTTCTTGACGGATGTACTTTTCTCCAAATTGATTTATACCTTGAATGGTAATAATTTTACTACCATCAGGTAACTCTTCAAAACTTAATTCTGCTGTCATTTTGTTTCCTCCCAAAGTTTAATCACTCAATAATTCACCACATAACAAACATCTCTCCGGTTTACCACAACCACCGTAAACCATAGCGTATGGATGTACACATTCTTTCTTACCCTCACCCTCTTTGTACAAATTGCACTTTGTACATTGCAGCATCATCGTGTTATCCCATTCACCAATAGGGAGCCAATGGTGGTCACATACCTCTGCTACCACCGTGTCAATGTTTCTTCTTGGTCTATCTCTCAAAGCGTCTGTATAGCCATCTCCATAGGCTTTATCAGCACAGTATTCTGCATATTCTTCAAATTGCCTTATGGTCATTGTAACAAAAACCTCTGATTGGTTAGACTCTCCAACAACCTTTATTACAGGTATTATCTTCTTAGACATTAAATATTCAACACTTGTCATTTTGTTTGCCTAATTCGTTACGTAAATTACTATGACTTTGTAATAAAAATAATTGTGTGGCTTTTTCTTCAAGCCATTCAATATAATTTCTAAAAGGTACTGATTCTTTATAAGAACCTGTTTCAGATTTAAAGGCAATTTCTAATACTTTTTTATCAATGTTTCTCATATCTGATCTGTTATTACGATTTTTACAATAGTTTTCTTTAAAGCATTCTTTTTCCAAATAAAGGATCATCTACATTTGAAAAAACATCATAGGTAACGTTACCTTCAGAAGCACCTACTATCATTTTGATAGCATCAACAATTACAATATCAATACAATTTTTACTCATACTCTGTAATTATTAAGTAAATGTGAAAAAAATAAAACAATACCTATTGCAACAGCAAGTCCTATAAAAAATATGACAAGACACCCTGTACAACCTAAACCATAATTTGTATCAATCTTTTTCTGAAAATTTTCTGCTTCATCAGAATTTTCCGGACCATCTAAGTAATTTTCCATATCAATTAATTTTTAAAGGTTAGTCAAAAAAGGGCAGGAAACTCAAAACGTGGAATCCTGATATGTCAATTCCTGCCCTCGAAAGAACGTCGGCTTTAACCCACCGAAGGTTTTTTCCTTATTATATTTAATACTTTAGTCCAATGAATTAATTGGTCATTTGCACCAAGTACAATTTTTAAAATTTCTTTTGAATATTTACCTTGTAATTTTTTACGCATCGTATTGGTACAATCGAACGGCGTAATTCCGTATTGATCAAGTATTCCTGCTAAATCGTGAATATTGTTTTTACAGAATTCCAAAGACTTATTACCATATTTTTTATGTATATTTTCAGCTTTACGTTGGGCACGAAAATCATCAAATGTTTTCATTATGATTGTTTTACTTGTGAAACACCATTTTTAATCGTAACCGTAAACGTACGATCTGCATACGAAGCGTAAGTAGGTTCGTGGGTTATTATAATAAACTGAATACCTAATTTTTTAGAAATTTCCTTTATCATTTCCGAAGCATTTTCCTGATACTCGGCACTCAGAAAACGCATAGGTTCGTCAAGTATGATTGTATTGCGTGTACGTTTTACCGCCATACTCCAACTTGCAATACGTAAAGCAAACGAAGCAACGTCAACAGTACCTACACCTGAAGAATCTAAAGGTTTGAAAGTGTCTCCATTCCTTTCAAATAAGATATCACATTCATTTTTATTACGTCTTTTTACCAAATCAAGTTTGAGTTTGTAAGGTTCTGGGAAAATACTTTCCAAAGCTAATGTAGTAATATCAGATATATGAAACTGTAATTGTTGTTGAGTCTCAAAACCAACAATACGAATAATTTCATAGGCTTTTTGTAAGTCTTCTGACATTTTACGTTCCTGTTTAATCTCAGTACGAAGGGTTTTAATAGAACGTTCAAGTTCCATTTTTTTACCTTTTAATCTTTCTAACTTATTACGTACTTCACTCAGTTCCATTTGCATTTATTTTTTCATATTGTTCTTCAATTGTATGCAATCCTTCTTCAATTTCAGCAGATAAATCAGCAATTTGTGATTCTAACTTTTTTAGTTCTTTCTCAGCCTGCTGCAAAGTAGTACAATTAAACTCATCTTTTAATTGTTGAAACAAAGCATCTTTCTGTCCTTTTAATTGAAGTGTCTTGTCTTTGGCTTCTTCAATTTCTTGTTTTAATTCTAATAGTTCTTGTGCTTTCATACTTCAATAAATCTTTGGATTATTTGTCTAATGTTTTTGTCAATCTTATTTTTAGCATAAAACCTCTCCAGGTTTTTTGTAAAAGATATGTCCATATCCATATCGGTGGTAAGTCCGGAAACAAAGGCATCTATCCTATTGTTTCTTTTTTCAATGATATCAATATGTTCACGACTAATTACATCGGGCCCTGCAATAGGTAAAAAGATTTGTTCATACGTGTGTTTCTCAGTATCATACAAAAACACACAAGGTTTATGATCAATTTGTGAAGCAGTCCAACGAAATATACTACCTGGATTTATTAGTATTCTGTTTTTTAATTCTTGTACAAAAGTAACATGATTATCCCCTGTAAGAATTAGTTTATATTGTGGGTATTTTTTAAGAATAGCCCTGGCTGATAGTTCTTCACATCCAGGAAAAGGTAATTCATTTTTATAAGTCATTACGTGCCAAACCAATATTCCTTTAAATGAATCTGTAACAGGTTCTTCCCCAAAATGAGTTCCTTCTAATACAGTAATACGACTTGATGCGGCAAGTACATATACACCACTCTTTTCAGCAAGACTCAAGCTATGTTGTGGTAAATCGTGATTGCCATATACGGTAAAGAAATATCTTGGTAAATGTTCAATACACATTGAAAGTAAATAAGGACTTGGTTTCCAATGATGGAATAAATCACCGGAATGCAGTACAGGACAATTATATTTCTTAGCCAAATCAGCAATCCAATCAATCTTTTCCCATTGGGTCTGCCAATAATCATCAAGTCGGCAAACAGGTTTTGTTTCCCGGATATGCCAATCACCTGTAAGAATTAATTTCATAGCTTTTTACAAGTTAATTTGGTTCCACATAGAGGACAAGTGTCCGGTAAATTTGTAGTGTATTTAATAGTTAATTTATCTACGTTTTCTTGCGATGTCAATATGTTTTCTTTAACTTTATTATAGTTTGTTAGTAAAGTATTAAGCCTACTGTATTTCGTTGTAAGAACGGCTTTAGAATTAACTTTGGTAATTAGTACCTTTACAGGTTCCTCAAGTTCTAAATACCCTGCATATATTTGAATCTTTGAATTAACAGATTTAATGGTTTTAATCTTCTTGGCTAAACTTATATAACGTTCTTCAAGTTTTTTCTTATCTTCAATTTTACCAATATATAAATCTACAATAGGTTTTAATTCAAGTATAGCAGATTCTTGTTTTATTTTAACAAGAATGGTTTGGATTGAAATAATACGGCTGGTTAATTCCTTTTTATATCTACTTAAAGTATTTCTTCGTTTTTCAAGTTCTTCAAGTCGTTCAATGTCCATCTCTATTTTTTCCAATTCATTATAGGCAAGCACTTCCTGTTTCTTTGTTTTTAATTGCTCTCGTTTAATCTTAATTGACCGTTCTGTATCTTTAATTTCTTTTTGAATATCCTTAATACTTTTGTCAATTAAATCAATGCCTGCAACCTTATTTAAGAAAGCAGCTACCTTACCTGGGGATTCACTTAAAAGAAAAGGTGTGTCAAGTTGTTGTTGAAGATTTACTTCATCCATATTTAGTACCTGTACTATTTCATCAGGTACGTTAGCACCTATGGCGTTAAATTTAATAACTTCTTCTTCCCCTGTATTTCTTAATACATAATTATTATGATCTCCTTTATTCCTTGCAATGCTGTGGGAATCTGTTTCAATGCTTACGTGTGTATTTCCTCCCCACGTACTGCGAAAAGAATCTCCAGATGGTTTATTCCACACTACCCATCGTAAAGCACGTATAATAGCAGACTTACCTGAATCAGTTGGTCCTACGATGACGTTTAACCCTTTGTGGAATTCCAGAAACGACTTTTTGTGGCTTTGAAAGTTTCTTATTGTCAGATTGCGTATCATTTTTTCTGGTTCTTTTTATTATAGGTTTTTCTTCTTCAATACGTTTAATTCTTCTTTCATCAACTTCAATAAATCCTCCTCTTGTATCATTTTCAATAGTAGCCATTGTATCCCAAAAGCCTTTTCCTTTATTTAGGTTGGGCCACCATTTAGCAATCATCCAGATTTTAGTACGTCGTGTTTTTACCCAATAATACCCGATTTCCCTTTGTTTATTCATTTCGTCTTCTTCTTTTAATTGGTTGTAACGAATCCTTATCAATTCCTTGTTTTTTCAAGAACTTTAAAAATGAGGTATTACCTAATGCCAGGAAAATTGCAACAGGTTTGGAAACTTTATTGATTATAAAATCATCATCTTTTTCATAACCAAAGTAAAAGTAATCACCTTTCTTATACGAAACAATATACTGCTTTTTGTCTGTTCCATAAAATAAAGTAATCCAATTTTTCAAACTATTACATATGAGTTCATCATCCATCTTTTTCTTCTTTAATATTGGTAAAATGTTGTAATAATTCTACATATTTTGCCTTACATAAAGGACAGCAATTCGATAAAGTAGCCCTACTTGCTGAAGTTGAACTAATCGTGCTGATTGATTTATCAATCTTTTTACCGCAAAGTGTTCTGTTACCTTCTTTGATATGGTACATTATTTTAAAAGTTTTAATGTAGGTGACAATCCAACGGCAGTACGATAAACCGCAATAGCATCGGCAACGGCTTCGTCGTGATATTTAATATTCTTCCAAGGTACGTCATACAGTTTTTTAATAGCATTAATCATTTCTACTTTAACTGCAGATTTTTTACCTAATACAAATTTTTTGCTATCCATTTCACTGTACCACTCTACAGGTATTTCTAATGTATCTGAAATAGTTTGTATCATACCTGCTACGATACCTACCATCATTGCTGCAGAAGCATTTTGGCTACCGTGTGGTGCTTCACTTAAAATAAAATCTACTTCGTGTCGTTTAATAAGACCTAAAAGTATTTTATTTAATTCACTAATACGGCGAACTGTATCATCAGATTTACGTATTCTTTTCTTTTTATGTTCAGGTGCTGTTTTAATACATCCGCATTCTAAAACTATGTCATTTTTCATAACACAGTAACCCCAAGCAGTGAGAGAAGGGTCGTTGGTTAAAACAACTAAATGTTTATTCGTTCTTATCCGCATGATGTTTTACATATTTAATGACAGTTTCCCTTTGTGATTTAGTCAACGTGCTTGTGTGTGATACAATTTTAAGATACTCATCTTTAAAATCCTGTGGTGTCCAACCCTTATAAAACTTATGGGTAAAGGTTCGCATATTAGACCGTAAATCAAAAATTTGCTTTTTCATAACAAGTCTGCTAAATATTCTTCCTTATGATATAATCGTTTTGCAATGTCTTGTAATTGTTTTTTGGCTTCTTCGGTGTCTGCTTTTTTAGCCATCTGTTCTGCCAAATACCAATCTACACAATACAAATGATTGGCGTCCTTGATTAGTTGCTCATCATTTTTTGTCATCTTTGTTTTGGTTTACGTTCACTTACAAATTTTTCCTCAATCTCTTCCCATAAATCAATTACTTGTTCACGGAGTTCATTAGCACGTTCATCACGTTCAATTATAGCAATAGACTTTTCTAATCCTACATCTAACTTTTCCTCATTAATAGTATAAGTTGTATTTTTGGTAAAGTCTTTGATGAATTGTAAATTAGCACGAATGTCATCAATACCATAATCAAACAGTATGTAAACAGGAGCAGAATGAAAAGGTTTCCAAACTGAACTTTTATGTACTTCGATTTGTGTTTCAACACCAATTACTCTTGTAACCTCCCTTCCTGCAATTTTTTGTTTTACTTTAATCTTTTCAGGTGTACCCGCACGTAAACGTAAAGATGAGTAAAAACCAACACCAAGCCCTCCAGGAGTTGTATATTTTTGTCCATATTGACCTGCATCAAGATTTTGTCTTACTTGATTACTTGCTACCATCAGCAAGTTATTTTTGGCTAATATACGACAAGTTTTACGTAATTCTTCACTAAATTCTTTTGCACGACGCATTCCCATTTTATCACCGTCTTTGTTATCCATTTCCATATCAGTGGAAAGTGCTGCTAAAGAATCTGCAAAGACACCATTAATTGTTCCTGTTGGCTTCCATTCCCGAACACCTTTAAAAACCTCTGTTACAGTATCTGGTGTAGTGTAATCAATTCTATCAAAGTCTACATCAAACATTTGGGCAAATTGTTTGTTAAGTCGTGCCTCTGGGTCGTGAAACATTATGTCCCCACCTTTCCTTTGTATATCTCCAGCAATTTCACAAAGTAGTACGGTTTTACCTGCCCCACTTGGACCAAAGATTTCCATAAGGATACCTGTTGGAATACCACCACCTCGTATCCTACCACCACTAATGGCTAAATCTAATAATGTACTGCCGGTAGACACAACCGTTTCCAAGGAACCATCGTATTTCTTTTTACGTGTGGTTTTTCTGGAATGACGTTTTATTTGTTCATTAAGCGTTAAATCACTTTTTTTCATATTCATTTAAAAATTCTGCAATAATACCATTAATAACACTTTCATCAAGTCCTCTATATTTACACTCTAATCTTAACATAGTTTTAAAATTATGTAGTGTAGTATTCCTTTTTGAGGTAACTTCCCAAACTTCAAGAGACCTCATGGCTATTTCTTTGATAAGGTCTTTTTCAGAATACTCCTTTTGTTTTTCTTGTAACCAAGAATTTACTAAATCTTTTACAATTGATGTTTTTGTAACTTCTTTGGCAAGACAAAACAAGGATAAGAAAGACACCATATCCTTAGGAATTGAAGCTCCTATAAAAGAGGTGTCTTTCTTATTTTCTTTTTTTAACCTTCTTCTAAGAATAACCATTACTTTGCTTTCTTTTTAGCAGCATAACATTCGTTCCAAAGTTCACAATCTTCACATTCATCATATTTATTGGTATCTTTACCAAAACGATAATCGTGAGGACAAGTAAGTTCTTTCTTTCCCTTTTTAGGAGTTTCTTTCTTTTTGTCTGCTACGGCTGTTTTACGTTTACGTGGAGCAGGTTCTTCCTCTTCCTCTTCCTCTTCCTCTTCCTCTTCCTCTTCCTCTTCCTCTTCCTCTTCCTCGTCTTCGTCCTCTTCCTCTTCCTCGTCTTCGTCCTCTTCCTCTGGTTCAGGTTTTACAGGTTTTTTACCTTTCTTTACAGGTTTTCTTTCTTCCTCATCCTCATCCTCTTCCTCTTCGTTATCTACATCATCATTTTCCATGAACTTAGCCTTCAGTTCATCATAGGTAAGTACACGCAAACATTCATCCAAACAAGGAATTTCATCAATAAACTCATCATCATATTGTTTTGATCTGGGTTCAAAATCAAATCTTGTTGGTTCTGCGAATTTGTTTCCACCAAGATTGGTTTCTGCAAATTTAACACTAACTGAAGCACCTTCATAAGGATTTGGGAATGTTTCAAACTCCGGTTTATCTTCAAGTTGTTCAACAAATTTTTCCTGGAAAAGGTAATCTGAAAATTCAAATAATTGAAGTTTTCTTTCTTGTTTCTTTCCATTAATTTTTGTGATTACAACAGCGTACAAATTACGTTCACTTGGTTTTAATGCTTTTATTGCATCCTCATCCGCTTCAGGATCCTTCTTAAGTTTATCCCGGTATTCACAAATAGGACATTTCTTTCCAAAAGATTGTAAACAAATTTCAGAACTGTTTTTAGCACCAACGTTTCTGTGGAATTTAAAAGGTCTTTTAAACCAATATGTTCCTTCCATTGCTATACCTTTTTCCTTGTCTTTATCAGGATGATTTTTATCCTTTACAAGGTATGGTAAAATGTCCATAACAACTTTGGAATCTACTTCTGGTGTCCATACATCCAACCCATTTGTAAGAAGATGTCCATAACCAAAACCTTTTTTTCTGGCTGCGGCATTACTACTGATTTTTCCTGCAAAATTAAACTTTTTCTTTTTCATAATCATTAAAATTTAAGATTTACGTATTCTAATTCTCGATTCACTTTCTTTTCTTTTTTCTTGTTTTCTTTCCCTTTCTCCCTGAAGGTTACGTGGCATAGAAGGACCTGCAAAGTAATTTTGTCCGTGTAATTGTACAAGGTTTTCCAAGGCTGCTTTTCGTGTAAATGAAATTTCATTCTTTACAATTTCAGCATCATTACATTCCTTTAAAGCATCTAACCATTCTTCTTTTGCCTTAATATGACGTTTATGCCGACGATAGTATGCTTCAATATCTGCGGCATTTGGTTTTTCTTTGTTACAACATTTAACAGGGTCATCGTTTGCTTCTGCAATAAGTTGAGCACGAATTAACTTAATATTTTCTTCAGCACGGGTAACTCTGTCTTTACAAGCAGACCAATAC